TTAACGGCTTCTGACGCTCCCGAAGTCGTCAAAAAGTGGTAGAAAAGTGGTAAAAAACAAGAACAGAGGCAAACGTAAAAAGGCTCCACCAAACGGGGAAACCGTTCGATGGAGCCTTTTCTTATGCGGCGGAAGTGGGGCTGTACGAACAAATCTCCCGTCTGAACAATCATCGCCCTTTTCGGCTTCCCCCGATGAGGGCGGCGACCCTAAATTTTTTCGGCACTCTAAGTGGCTCATACGAACTTCGGTTTCGTCTGAGACAATCTCGCTGTCTGGACAATCATTGTCCAGCTCCAGCGGGATTTCCACGCTGTTATGGTTCCCGGTAAAGCTGAATACGATTTTGAGCCGGTTGTCATCGTAAAGATACACCGCGATCAGGAACGTGTTGAACAGCTTTGCCAGGAACTTTTTATTTTTTATATCCCCGGTACGGAAAAGCTGAAGCCCAGCGATGAGGTCATCCCGGTCAATTTCGACCCGCTCTGCTTTAGCCGTGTTGATTTTGGCTGAGAGCTTTGCTTGCTGCTCCTCAAGGTCAAGAAGCCGGGTTCTGGTGGTCGGGGTGATAATACCAGCTTCGATTGCTTTCATCAAGTTGGATATGGCCTGCTGAACAGCCGCAAGTTCGTTTTCCATGGCTTCAATGTGAAGCTCATGGTCTTTTTGCTTGAAGTAAGCAATGGTGCTGTCTACGATGAAGTCTATGGTTTCATCGTCCAAGCAGTACATCATAATGGCCCGCGCCACAGCATTTTCAATCACATCCCGGCGGATGGCTTTCTTTTCGCAGGTGTGTTCCAGCCGGTGCTTTTGACAGGCGTAGTAATAATGCATTTCGCCGGTCTTGCTGGTGCCAGAGATCCCGACCATATAGCCCCCGCAATGCCCACAGTACAGCTTGCCGGTCAGAAGATAGTTTTCTGCCCCGTGGCGGGCGCGTCCATAGCGGTTATCCTTTTTCATGCTGTAGGCCTCCTGTGCATCGTAGAAAAGCTCATCACTGATGATGCGCGGCATTCCACCGGGGATGCGAATGTCGCCGTACATGTAAATTCCGCGGTATCTATCGTTATGGCAGAGGACATGGAAGCTGCCTTTGTTCCATTCACGCCCTCTGGCGGTTTTGATTCCACGAGCATTGAGGTCATCGGCTATGCTGGCAAAAAGTTCCCCGGCGGCGACTCTCGTATAAATCTCCCGGACAATGGCCGCTTTCGGCTCATCAATTTCGGGCTTTCCGTCGGCGCCACGCTTATAGCCAAGTGGGAGACTGCCATTGACAAGCCCCTTTTTGGCATTATCGTATAGGCCGCGCTTCACATCCTCGGCCATGTTTTCGATATAGAACTGATTGACGTTCATCATCGATCTCAAAGCAAAGCGCCCGGCGGCGTTATCGTCAAAATCTTCTTCAGCATAAAAGACCTTGACCCCGCAATCAACCAAGCGGCTCTCATTTACCAGCGCCTGCATCATGTTGCGGCCTATTCTGTTGCTTTTCCATGCCAGCACATAGGCGAACTTGTGCTGCTCGGCATCCCGCATCATACGCTGGAAAGATGGGCGCTTGTCCGTTTTGCCGCTGATCGCGCGGTCCTCATAGGTGGCGGTGACGGTCAGTCCCAGCTCTGCGGCGTGCTTTCGGCAGGCTTCAACCTGCTGTTCGATGGAAACATCCCTTTGATTGTGGGAAGAATAGCGGGCGTAGATCACCGCATCGCCGCCGTTTGTCTTTTGCTTTTTGCCCATAAAAATACCTCCGGGTACACTTTGACAAGCCTGCCCGGAGGTGGTACAATAACATCTGCGAGGTCTGTTATTGCTCTGGACAGGTTTTATCCCTGTACCATCTCTGAGTAAGCTGATCTGGAACGCCTACGTTGCTGGTAACACCGTGGGCGTTTTTATTTTGCTGAAAAACGGAAAAATCTACCGAAACGCTGACAAAGCAGGGAAGAAGCTGTTATATTTGAGCTGCTTCCGGGAGCAATCTTACAGGAAAGGGGATGCCAGCGCATGAAATCGGAAGATTATTCCAAAATCGTTGAGCAGGTAAAAGCCCTGTCGGATGCCGACCGGGAAGCGTTGCTCACTTATCTGCGCTCGCTGACAGGTAGCGCAGGTAGCTCAAAGCCTCCTGCTGCTTGTCAGTCGGAAGATGCACAAACAGCTCCATAATCTCAGCCACCTTGCCGTCCTCCTGCTGGAGGGCGGCTTTTATTGTGTCCGGGACTTCCGGGACAGAATTGTTGTCTTCCCATCCCATCAGAAAACAAGGGGTTACACCGAGTTTGGAAGCGATAAGACTGAGCTTGTCCATCGGGATGTTCGTAACGATATTGTTTTCATATTTGTAAACGGCCTGTTTGGAAACACCCGCACAGTCTGCAAGTTCCTGCTGGGTGATGTCTTTCTCTATGCGAACCTGACGGATGCGATCACCTACGGTCATGGCGGTTACCTCCTATTTGAACTATATTATAACAGATAAACTTTCGGTTTACAATATTTTTAATTGAATTATCAAAAATGACTTGACAAGTTACTACAAAGATGGTATTATGCTCGTGACCCAGCAAGTTACTTGCGGAGCGAAAGGAGGTGGCGACTACGGTAAATGTGAACCTGTTGAAATCCTACATGGTAAAGGCCGGATATACGCAGAAAGAGCTGGCAAAATCGCTCGGAATCTCTGAGCAGACGTTGACCCGCAAGCTGAAGAAGCGTGTGTTCGGCACGGACGAAGCCGCGAAGATCGTTGAGCTTTTGAGCATTGACGATCCCAAGGCTGTTTTTTTCGGCGAATGAGTAACTTATTAAGTTACATTGCGGAGGTGAACTGAATTGACCGCAAACAAAAAGCTCCCGAACCGCCGCAGCGGAAAGGGAGCTGATGGGCCAATGGCTCAGATGGTGGACTTCATACAAGAGAATTGGAAAACCATCGTGATAGCAGCGGCCACAACCATTGCAGTGCGTTTACTGTTAGGGTGGTGACAAGGCTCACGATGATTGGGAGCCACAGGCTCTTAAAGAGTTCTGATTTTCTTGACTGCCGTAGATATTCTTCATAGATGCGGTAGAAGTCCGTGACACAGTAGGTGTCCAGCATGTGCATGGGCTGGTAAGTAATATCAACTGATTCGTCGCGATCTGCTTTGATTAAGCCCATCGAAGAAAGCCCAGCTACCTCAGACCGGTCACATTTTGTATGAGGGTGACGGCTGATCTTACGAAGCAAGCGCTTCTCATCGGGACTTAAAATTATTGCTTCACAGTCCGATTTTCTATTCATACGCTTCTCCTTTCTGATTTTGCACAAGTATAGCATGACAGGGGAGAGGGAGCAACCAAAAAGGCACCGTCCTGCTGGAACAGGGCGATGCCGGAAGCGATGCGCCATACCGACCAAGGTTATCTGTCCACGTTCCCGGAGGAACGTCTGAGAAAGGCTGCATCATCGTTTTTTAGTTTAACTGATTTCCCCTCGGAAATCAAGTGGGCTATACAAGAGAAAGAAATCCAAGATGTCCGACATAAAAGTTGATGTTTCCAGCATCACGCCGGAAGCCCAATACCAGCTGGCAAAGGGATGTTTGGAATTTTACTTTTCCATCGTCAGTCAGCCCGGCGGGCGTGAACAGCTGGACGCATGGAAAGCTGAACACCTGAGAAAGGAGAGCCGCACATGACCCATGAGGAACAGATTTCTTTGTTTGAAGCACTTGCGCTGAATGGTGCATGGAGCAACGCGGCCTGCACCGGCTACTGTCTGCTGGCTATGCAGAGAGCCGGGCTTGACAAGAAGACCATCGAAAAGGTGCTGCATGAACTGCACTGGGCATTCGATGACACCAGCGTTGAACAGGCCGAGAAGATCTATTGCGGCGGGGAGGAGTAAAGATGCAGAAATTGTTAATGTTCATGTACCACCTCACCCCCGAACAGGCGGCGGCTCGTGTCCCGCTGTTCCAGTTCTGGCTGACCGCTTTTGGAGCGACTCTGCTGATCTGGCTGGACAGCAAGGGAGTGTTCGATGGTTTTGGAGCATGGCTCGCCTGTGTCCTCCGTGATACACGGGTAGGCGATCTGCTCAGAAAGTTTATGTGATTTCGGGCTTGTCCCGGTTGTTTTTCTGAAAGAAAAGGAGATTTCAATGAAGTACGGAAGAAGTTTGCAGGAGTTGGCGATTGAGCTTGACCGGCAGGCCAAGGTCAAAAAGGACTACGTTGCCACGGCGGGTGCTATGCAGATGACTGCCGTCAACGAGAACTTTGACCTCGTGATTGGCAGCACTCCGTTCCAGCTGAACGAGAATGCCCACCGTCAGTTGGGATTGCAGCTGAAGATTCCGGCACCCTACTATGAGCGGATGCGGGCAGAGAACCCCGGCTTGCTGATGGCAAACGTCAATGGCTGGTTCCAGCAGTCCCCGGACACCCGCCGCATGGTGCGTACCCTTGACGGAACAGCTCGCGCCATCCTCTCCGACCGCTACCGTCGCATCGACAACTACGAGGTCGCCCAGACGGTCCTGCCGATTATTTCTGAAATGCAGGGCGCCCGCATTGAAAGCTGTGAGCTGACCGATACCCGCATGTACATCAAGGTGGTCAATGAGCGCATCCAGACCGAGGTGGTGCCGGGGGACATTGTTCAGGCTGGCATCCTGATTTCCAATTCTGAGGTCGGCATGGGCAGCGTGTCCGTGAAGCCGCTGATTTACCGGCTTGTCTGCACCAATGGCATGGTGGCGGATGTGGGTGTTGGCAAGCGCCACGTTGGCCGCATCAACGAAAGCGTGGATGGCGATTTCGGGATTTTCCGGGATGAGACCATCGAAGCCGATGACCGGGCGTTCCTGATGAAGATTGAGGACACCGTTCGGGCGGCGGTCGATGAAGCCCGGTTCAATGCACTGGTGCAGAAACTCCGGGATGCCAAGGAAGCGCCCATTCTCCCGGCGGCGGCTCCCAAGGTGGTTGAGCTTGCGGCCAAGGAGTTCAACATCCGCCAGAACGAGAGCGAGGGCATTCTGGGGCATCTTATCGCGGGCGGTGACCTTTCCCTCTATGGTCTGGCAAACGCTGTCACACGGCACGCGCAGGACGTGCAGAGCTACGACCGCAGCACTGAACTGGAAGCCACCGGCTACAAGATCATCACCATGCAGCCCTCGCTGTTGAAGCGCTGGAATGAGGAGGTGAGTACCGTATGAGCGGCAGACACATGAATGCCCGGCCCAAAAGGCTGACCCGCAAGCAGAAAGAAGCCCTTTCTGCACAGGGATGGGATTCCCGCCTGTACCTCTGCGTCCGGGATGCCCCGGATCACATGGTTCTGCTGAACCGTACCACTGGCAAAACCGTTATGTTCCACAAGTAAACCCACCAAGAGAAAAGGAGTAAACATTATGATTCGCAATCCCAACGACATTCAGGACGGCGCAAAGAAGATTCGTATGCTCATCGCTGGCTATCCCGGCATCGGCAAGTCTACGCTGGCTCTGTCCGCTCCCCGCCCGCTGCACATTGACTGCGACTTCGGCATTGACCGTATCGAGCCCCGGTACCGTATGCCGTACATTCAGCCCCGCAGCTATGACGAGATCCTGAACGACCTGAAGCCGGAGAACCTCAACGACTTTGAGACGCTGGTGTTTGATACCGCCGGTAAGCTGATTTCCCTGATGGGTCTGTGGGCTATCAAGCAGAATCCCAAGTACGGCCAGCGTGATGGCAGCCTGTCCCTCAAAGGTTACGGCTTCGTAGGCCGTGAGTTTGTCCGGCTGATGGACTACTGCTTCTACGAGCTGAAAAAGAACATCGTGGTCGTATTCCATGCCACCGAGGAAAAGGACGGTGACAACACCCGCCTCCGCATCAAGGTCGAAGGCCAGACCAAGAACAACGTCTGGGAGCCCATGGATCTGGGCGGTTTCGTGGAGATGTACGGCAATGACCGCACCATCGGCTTCTCCAACTGCGAGAAGTATTTCGCCAAGGGCACCCGTGGCATCCACGGCATCTACAAGATTCCGACCCTCACTCCCGGCAGCCAGAACGACTTCCTGACCAAGCTGTTCGAGGAGTACAACAGCAAGGCCGCAGAGGAAGTAGCTGCAAACGCCAAGGAGAACGAGGCGTACGAACAGGTTATGCAGGAGGGCAGCAAAATCATTGCCAGCATCAAGGATGCAGACACCGTCAACGCCGCTATGCAGCCGTTCAAGAGCTTGCAGCGTCACCTGACTTCCAGCCGGGAACTGAACGCTATGTGGAAAGCCAAAATCGCTGCCCTCGGTCTGGAATTCGATTCCAACGCGGTCAAGTACGTTCCCAAATCCGCAGAGGAGGCGCAGTAAATGGCTGCATACCTCATTACTCACTCGCTGCTGTCCTCGTGGCTGCACCTTATCCGGGAGAATCCCTACGAGGATTTGACCACCGAGGGCGACCCTCTGGCGGAATTCATGCTGGTGCTGAAACGTGAACCTACACCTCGCACAGAGGCCATGCAGAACGGCATCGACTTTGAGAACCTCGTGACTGCCATTGTCAACGGCCACGATGACCCCAACAATCCGTGGAGCTGGGCTGCCGGGCAGATTGCTGCCATCGTCAATGGTGGGCAACTGCAGTTCAAAGCCCGCCGGAAGATTCAGGTACGCGGCATAGATGTGGTTCTGTATGGTCGCCTCGATGCCCTGAAAGCCGGCACCATCTACGACATCAAGTTCAGCAAGGGCTACGAGCGCGGAAAGTTCTATTCCAGCACCCAGCATCCTACCTATATGCTGCTGATCCCGGAGGCCCAGACGTTCTCCTACCTTGTCAGCAACGGCATGGATGTCTGGACAGAGTGCTATCGCCGGGATGAAACGCCTGACATTCGCCCCATCATTGCGGACTTTTTCGACTGGCTGGATGCTTTCGGTCTGATGGATGTGTTCAAAGAACACTGGAAAGCCTTATGACCGGGCGGCTGGTGGATATGAGCTTCAGCCTGAACCGCAAGCAGCGTATCACGCTGGAAGTTGATTCTGATTTCCGAAACCTGTGGGACAAGCTGAATCAAGAACCGCTGTTGGATATTGAAATCAAGAAGCACCGCAACAAGCGCATCCACAGCGCAAACGCCTACTTCCATGTTCTGGTCAACAAGATCGCCGCCGAAACTGGTGAATCGGATGACCTTGTGAAAGAGCGGCTGGTTGTGGCATACGGCACGGTTGCGAGGGACAAGGATGGCTGCACCGTGGGCTTCAAACTTCCGGTCAGCGTGGATGTTCACGACCTCTATAAATACACCCGCTGCTTTGATGTGCGGGAAGAGGACGGGAAAAGGTTCAACTGCTACTTGGTTTACAAGGACACCAGCAAGATGGACACAAAGGAGTTTTCGCACCTGATTGACGGTGCGATTGAAGAAGCTAAGTCCCTGGGCATCGAAACGGATACCCCGGAAATGCTGGCTCGATACAAGGAGGAATGGTCAAGATGAAACCGAAAGGCCGAATCGTCATCTGCGATTACTGCGGCAGCCCTGCCAATTTCGTGGACAGTTCGGTGGTTTACCATGGCCGCAGCTTCGGCATGATTTACCTCTGCCCGAATTGCGGCGCCTACGTCGGTGTACACAAGGGGTCTGACAACCCCCTTGGCCGACTGGCAAATTCAGAATTGCGCAACTGGAAGAAAGCCGCTCATGCTGCATTTGACCCTCTCTGGAAATACGGTCCCTACCGTGGGCAGCGCAATGCAGCCTACCGCTGGCTGGCCGAAAAGATGAAACTCCCGGTTGAGTATACGCACATTGGAATGTTTGATGTGGACCAGTGCCGCAAGGTGGTCAGCATCATGCGAGAAGAAAGGAGTCAGTTATGGTAGATATGATTTCCATTCCCATTGTGGAATACAAGAATCTGCTTCAGGCGCAGACGGAGCTGCGCATCATTTACAGCAAAAGCATCAGCGGAGAGGATTACAATCTCGGTTCTTTCGTGAGCGATATACGAAATGCTCTCCATCCGATTCTCAATCCTGACCACGAGGAGGATTCCGATGCTGAATAATTGCACATTTCAGGGCCGCTTCGCTGCTGATCCTGAGCTGAGAACCACCCAGACGGGAAAGCAGGTGGCAAGTTTCCGCATGGCGGTTGACCGGGACATGGTGGATGCCAACGGCCACCGCCCCACGGACTGGCTCAACTTTACCGCATGGGGCAAGACGGCGGAGTTCGTCAGCAGGTATTTCCGCAAGGGGAGCGCCGCTGTTGTCCATTCCCTCTGCCAGACACGGCAGTATGAGGATAAGAGCGGCAACAACCGCACGGCGATTGAGTTCGTGGTGGACAACATCTATTTTGCGGGGCCGAAGCAAGACAACCAGCAGGGGGCCGTGGATGATGGCGGGACGAACCCACCACCGGCCACCTATCGGAACGAGCAGCCGCAGCCCCAGCAGATGGGCTTTGCCACCCAGAGCCAGCGCCAACAGTGGCAGGGAGCCGCCGATCATCCCGGCAATGTTCAGGTCAGCCAGAGCTTTTCTCAGGGCAGCGACGATGATTTCTCGGTTCTGGACGATGCCGATGATCTGCCGTTCTAACCGAGGTAAGGGGGTGGTTGGATGGTAAAGCCAGACAACTACGTTATGCTTCTGGGCTGGATGCGCACTGAATTGAACCTCAAAGGAAACGAATTGAACTTATATGCAATAATCTACGGATTTACGCAAGATGGCGAAACTGAATTTTCGGGAAGCATCCGCTACATGCAGGAATGGCTTGGAGCGGAAAGCAAGCAGACCGTGTTCAATACGCTGGATAAGCTCATCAAAAAAGGGCTGGTTCAAAAACGCACAGAGGTTGTAAATGGCATCAAGCACAATTATTATCTGGCGGCTCCGAGGGGTAGTCTAAAAATTAGACCACCCCAGTCCAATTTTTATACCGGGGTAGTCCAAAATTTAGACCACCCTAGTCCAAATTTTAGACCTAATAATATAGAAGATAATATAGAAGATATTCTAGTTATAGAGGACGGCGGCACCCGCAAAAAAGACCCACGGCTGGATGCAGACCTGAGCAAGATAATCAATGCGTATCAGGCCAATATTGGAACCTGGCCGCGTATCTTGACGGACGACCTACAGCGCTGGAGAGAACAGTTCAGCACAGAAATGTTGCTTTTGGCGATTTCTGAGGGTGCAAAGAACGGTGCCCATAAGTGGAGCTATATTGAATCTATATTAAGGCGATGGAAAAAAGGCAACATCAAAACTCCCGGTGACTTTGAAGCGTGGGAAGCACAGCGAAAGCCCTCAACTGGGCAACAGCCGAAACGCTCTGCGGCCGAGGATTATGATGAAATCTTTAGAGAACTCTTAGGAGGCTCAGCGTGACAGACAAAAAACTGAAAGAACTGCTGATAGTGATTGACAATCGCTATGGCCGTGTTCGCAGCAAAGAAGATCGTATAATCGATCTCAAAACTTGTGTTCAGGCATTCGGCATGGTTCCTGACGAAATTGTAGAAAAGGCACTATATGCTGCATTTGCAAAGTGCCGGTTTCCGAATCAGATCATTGTTGACTGGTGTGAGGAAATTAAAAAGTTGCAGGCTACTGTGAAGCCCTCGGCAAACGACCTCTGGGCGCAGGCGGCGACCGCCGCCCGGCAGATTACGGCAAACCTGTACTACATGACTCACGGCGGGCTGGTAACTCCTACCGGGAAGCTCACCGGGGAGGACTTCAAGACCCGCAATGCTGAGATTTTCGCCACCCTGCCGGTGGCGGTGCAGCGCTGGGCTGGCTCTCCGGCAGAGCTGAGCACGACCTTTGGCCGTGACAGCGCAGACCTGCTCCAGTTCGTGAAGCCGGGCTTCATTCGGGCTGTACAGGATGCCCCGGTTGAGAATTTGAAGCCCCCGGCACTGCCCGGCGGGGCAAAGGCTCAGATTGGAGGTTGAAATGCAGTTTCGTTCTATCGTGTCGCTGGCCTGTGCAGTCAGCCTTTTTACCGGCAGCGCTCTTGCCAGCGCGGTCTATGCCCGCCGGGTGGATGAACTCACCATGGAGAGGGACATTTACGCCAGCCGGGAAGAAAACTGGATGAACAAGGCCGTGGAGCGCAAGGAAACCATTGAGCAGTTGCAGACCGAGGTTGAGCAGCTCACGGACACCATTGCCGCAGATCAGAGCATTGCCCTTACATACGCAGGGGAGTTTCAATGCACAGCCTATTGTTCCGAGGAATACCCGCATATCTGCGGGGAGGGGCAGGGCATCACTTCCAGCGGCGCAAAGGTTCAGCCGGGCGTGACGGTGGCCGCAGACACCAGCATATTTCCCTATGGCACGGTCATTCTGATTGAGGGCGTAGGGATGAGAGTGGTACAGGATACCGGCTCGCTCATCAAGGAAAATGCCTTAGATGTGGCCGTAGGCACCCATGCGGAAGCGATTGCGTGGTCTGGCTGGGGTTCTCACAAGGTCTGGATTGTGACGGGAGGTGAGACGGATGCCGCTGAATAAGTACGGCGAAAAGCTGGATTCCAACGGTTATGCGCCCAGCATCCTGCATGATAAGCCGGTCTGCCTGATCTGCGGGCGGTATGGTACAGCACGGCATGAGGTGTACTTCGGGAGTGCCTACCGGGCAAAGAGCAAGCGTCTGGGCCTGTGGGTGACGCTTTGCCCGTGGTGCCATCAGAACGGCCCGACCGCCATCCACAACAACCGTGATGCTGATCTTCGGCTGAAGCGCTGGGCGCAGAAAAAGGCTATGGAACACTACGGCTGGCCGGAAGCCCGGTTTATTCAGGAGTTTGGGAGGTCGTACCTGTGATGCCCATCATCGCTATTGACCCCGGCAATGTGCAGTCTGGCTACTGCGTGATTGACCAGAAAACGCTCCGACCGCTGGAGTTCGGAAAAATCGACAACGAAGAACTGCTGAAAAAGCTGGAATCGGCTGCCAAGCAGGGATGGCGGTGGGCGGTCATCGAAATGGTGGCCTCCTACGGGATGTCCGTTGGTCGGGACGTTTTCGACACTACGGTCTGGATCGGCCGGTTCTATCAGGTGCTTTCGCCCCGGTGCTCGGTGCGGATGATGTGCCGCATCGAGGAGAAAAAGCACATTTGCCACGACAGCCGAGCCAACGACACCGCCATCCGGCGGGCATTGATTGACCGATTTGCAGCCCACGACCTGAAAAACGGCAAGGGCACAAAGAAAGCCCCGGATTTCTTCTATGGCTTCAAGGCTGATGTGTGGGCAGCCTACGCACTGGGTCTGACCGCCATCGAGAACCGGGAGAACGACTATAAATTTTCGACTACTTAAAAGCTACTTGAAAGGAGCTTCATCATGGATAATTCTCTGTCTGAATCCGCACGTTTCGCAGTCTACCGTGAAAAACTCAAGGGCATCTGCGAGGCCAACAACCTGAGCTATGTGTTCATCAAGAACGCATATCCCATCAAGCTGGTTATCCGTCCGCTGGGCGGCGTTGGTGAGCAGATGTCGATGCTGGAAGAAGCGACCGAGGACAACTACATCTCGCCGGGCGCATCCATCTTGTTCACCGTCAAGGACGGAAACCTGACCTACCGCATGAGCAAGACATTCACGATCTCCGACACCCTGTTCAACAAAATCAAGAACATCTTCAAGAAGATGCACTACCTCTGGCTCCAGTTTTTCTTCCGGGATTTGGTTGAGGGCGGCAAGCTGGCAGCCCTCGGCTACAAGATGCCTGACATCCCGGAATCCGGTGGGCAGCAGGATGCGCCCCGGGGAAATGAGCCTGATTCCCCGAATCTCCCCGGGGAGGCCGAACCGCTGGAAGAAATCGAGGATGACGAGGAGGACGAGCCCACCTCGGACGAACTGACGCAGGCCACCGAGATTGCCCGGCAGAACGACGGCATCACGCAGGCCCTGCTGGAACAGCAGATGGGGGTGACCGCAGAAAAGGCCATCGCCCTGCTGGATGAACTGGAAACGGCCGGCGTGATTGACTTCTACGATGGCCGCTACTACCTCGCCAAGGCAGACAGCGAGGAGGAATAATCCATGGCAAAGGCAGCAGTGACACGCAGCATCCGTGATGACCACCAGAAAAACTTCCTCAAAATCTTCAATAGCCTGACTGGAAAGCACAGCCGCTGGGAGATTTGGGAGGACTTCGTCACCCTGACGGCCATCGAGATCTCGAACAGCAAGGACAAGGTAAATGCCCCAGAGCGCACCAAGATGTATCAGACCATCGTTTCCAAATACTCTGCCAAGGAGCGGGAG